AACTGTCCACGCATACGCACCAAACGGGGCTTGTCTTGGTACTTGCACAGGAGATGCAGGATGCCCTTGAACAAAGACTTAACGCCTGTCTCAGCAAAGATTCGAGCCATCAGTTCAATCTTACCTGCGCCAGCTTGTTGCATAGAAGCAACGGCAGCAGCAGTCACGTTCTGCAAGATAGATGGGTCTAAGCCCTGTGAAGCATCCGATACGCCTGTACGCTTGGATTGCATTGTGTCTAGATACTGAAGCATCGGAAAAGCAGATGTAGCTACGTTTTGTACGCTCAATTGCTGAACAGCACCAATAGCCTTGGCACGAATAACACCACCTGCGGTAGATGTAAGCAAGTCGTCAAGGTTTACCTGACCTTCAACGGCTACCACTCGTGCATTGTTTGTCAGGTACAGGTTATCAAGAATCTGTCGAGTAATCGTAGTCTTGATTAGCTGAATGTCTGTTGTTCTGTCGGCTAGTGAGTTACCAAAGAACTTGTGCGGAATTGGGATAGGGCAGATTGAGTGGAAAGGAACGTAGTCAACTTCCTCGACCATCTCCTTACCCTTCTTGTCCTCAAGAATCTCGTTTGAAGCGTAGAACACTTGCACGAGTGAGGCTATACCTTTGCCTTCTACGTCAGTCTTAACGTAGCACTCAAAGACCTCAATCTCTTGCATCGAGGGGTCATCGGTCTGTACTTGGTAGGGCTGCTCACCTGCGGAGAACCTAGCCACACGCTCTGGTGTGTATGCTAAGGCATCACCCATCTGCAAGCCTTCGACCTGCTTCTTGTTAAAGCCCATAGCCACCAATGTGCTACGAGTCAACATCTGCCTGTGGGCTACGAATGGGCTATCCGCAATCGTTCTAGCTTTCTTGCTTATCAGGAATTCCTCTGGAGGCACGTTCTCAATGCGAACCCGACCAACCATCTTTTTCTGCTGGACAACCACGTTGTGAACGGAGTTAATCATTGGCTGACCTTGTTGGTCAATAGCCTGATTACCCATCTGATCTAGGATAGGGAAGTCCTCTGTATCCTGCTCGATGATCTCCATGGTGTCGTCAGACATGAGCATAGCCAACTCATCGTTAGACAAGTTGTAGTAACGCTCTTTGGTGATGTTTTCTTTGTCTTCCCAATAAGCCTTAACGATGCCGTTCTTTTGCAAGAGAGCATCCTTGAACCAATCATGGAGAACCGCTACGCCTTCGTTATCCCTGTTAAATACCCAGTTACAGTAGTCGGTAGCTTGCTTGGCAGAGGCTTCATCTTGTGGGCCTTGTGGCTCAAAAACAACAATCTGATCTGAGCCTGTAAAGATGCGAACTAAGCTAGGTAATGCGCCATCAATGGCTTCTGCTACTTCGCCAGTAACGATCTGAGACTTTCCCTCAACTTCGTTACCATAGGGTTGTCTAAGATACGCCTCCAAAGCCTGTTTGCGCTGCTCGACAGTTTCGCTTTCAATGAATCCAATTGAATCATCAATTTCTGCCTGTAGTATCGACTTCAAGTCGTTCGTTTCCATGTGCATCCTTTGGAGGGCGACCAAGTTTCGGTCTTGGTGAGGATTGTAACTCTTTTACCACATTTTCCAACATTTGAAGACGCATTTCAAGTTCTTTTACTTTTGGGGCTAGATTAGCACCCTGCATTTGTACATACATCAGACAATCCATTTCGGTGATTTGTTAATCGGCTTATCCCATGTGGAGTGACCTTCGTCTATTCCAATGGCTAAGTAGCGGAATGAGTCCGACCCATGACTAGACCAATCATGCAAGGGACGCTCATAGAAAATCTTACGTTTCTCATCGTAATCTCTGCGGTAGTTTCTCAGGCAGTTCAGTCCTATCTGTACCTTTGGCACGTTAAACCAGCACCTTGGAAGCATACGCCTTACCGCCTGAATACCATCGTCTAAGCCCATCCTTGGGGCTACCTTGATCTCTAACCCTGCTTCTTCGAGCATCTCAAGACGGCTCTTGCCTGTACCCATCTCTCTTACTCTAACGTCATGGGGCAGAATATGCTCGGCTTTTAGGTAATCGTTGTCCTTAATCCACTTTACATAGTGGTCTAAGCCGACCCCGTGATTCTCGTAGTAGTCGATCAATCTGATCTCTGAGCCTACCAATTGGGCTACCCAGATACTCGTAGAGTCACCCATTCCCAAGTCCCATGCAGTAAAAGTACGGCTAAGTTCCTCCCAAGGAATCTCCTGCATGTGCTTCTTTTCCTCTAACTCGTTAAGCATTTGCCCATAGTAAGAACCCTCTACGGCAGCGTCAAAGCTACATTCAAACTCTTGTCTGTACTTATCTTCGCCCATTTCGTTCTTGGCTTGCTTCAGTTCTGTTGCATCTACCACCCCTGTCTCAGAGGCTTTGAACTCAAGTAAACCCCAATCTTCATCTTTCTCAGCCCTGTCTCGCAGTTCTTTAAAGTGATTGTGTCCCTTTGGAGTGCCGATGAAAAGACACCAACCCCGTCTGTCAACCAAGGCAGGTCTGCATATATCTGTCCAAATCTTAGGATTCTGGTCGCCAATCTCATCTAGGATTACCCCGTCAAAGTATTGTCCTCGGAGTGAATCAGGATTGTCTGAGCCATATAGTTGGATACGCCTACCCCAAAAATCCACCCTTAACTCGGATATGTTCGTTGTCCCACCTAACGGCTCTGCATACTTAACAAGGTAGTCCCATGCCACTCGCTTGGCTTGTCCGTAGGTAGGGGCTATATAAGCGTACCTTGGGGCTTCTTTTTGGTTTAGCAATGCTTCACGGATTAAATGATTTAAAGCCGCAACAGTCTTACCAAACCGCCTATGAGCAACAACTACTGAAAACCGCTTGCCCTCCAGTAATTCATGCACCTTTAACTGGTGTTCCCTTGGCTTATAGGGAATGATTAGTTCTGCCATTTAATGACCAATTCAGAACCTTCAGGGCCACTATGCTCTACGGCATGGGTTTCTTTCCATCTAGCCCTAGTCTTTAGCCAGAAGATAGCCGCAGCAGTATTGCCATTCTTTGCCTGTTGGAACAAGGTCTGCCCAATACTAGCGTTAGCATCGATACGCCCATCGTCCAGTTCTTTCTTGTAATACTTCACTAGCGTATCTGAACTAATCTCTAGCTTTGTAGCTATGTCCTCAAAGGTAATGCCAACAGCCGCTAGTGTCTTTACTAGCTTCTTATTCTCATCAGTCGGCTCATATTTTTTGCCCTGTTGCATTTTATATCTCCGAAAGTTCTGAGTTAGCGTTTACTAACGTAGCTGTTTTACCTGTGAAATCTTCCCAACGCTTTACTATGACATCGCAATACTTTGGGTCTAACTCCATCAAGTACCCATGTCGACCATGCTTTTCTGCCGCCAACAATGTTGTACCGCTACCACCAAATGAATCTAATACTATGTCGCCACCCTTTGTATTGTTAAGCATTTGGTATTCAAATAGCGCAACAGGCTTCATTGTTGGATGCTCTTTATTGCGAGATGGCTTCTCAAACTCCAAAATGGTCGTTTGTTTTCTATCTGTCGCCCAAAGGTGTCCAGCACCTTCTTTCCATCCATATAGGCATGGCTCATGCTTCCAATGATAGTCTTGTCTACCCATAACCATACTAGACTTCTTCCAAATCAAGCATTGACGAACTTTCCAACCAGCATCTTGTGCAGCACCTCGAAAGTTAAATCCTTCTGAATCGGCATGCCAAATATAAAAAACAGCACCCTGCTTCATTACCAAGTCGGCAGTTACATAAGCATCCCGCAAGAATTGGCGGAATTGGTCATCTTCCATGCTGTCATTTTGGATTTTTAGTGCGTCTTTTGTTTTTCCCTCATAAGCCACGTTATATGGAGGGTCTGTTAACCACATATCTACCAACTGACCATTGCACAGTTTCTCCATGTCGTGAACACTGCAAGAGTCTCCACACATCAAACGATGCTTTCCAAGTTGGTAAATATCGCCTAGTTTGGTCTTTGGTTCTTCAGGTAAAGCTGGCGCATCATCCTCGTCAGTTAAACCAACAACAATCTCTGGCTCAAGCAATGCATTTAGTTCTTTAGGGTCAAACCCTAATATGTCCAAGGCAAAGCCATCTGCCAGTAAGTCGTTTAACTCGATGGTCAGCATTTCATTGTCCCACCCTGCGTTTAAGGCTAGGCGGTTGTCGGCAATGATGTAAGCCTTGCGTTGGGTTTCGGTTAGGTCTTTTAGCTCTATAACAGGAACTTCCTCATGTCCTAGCTTACGAGCAGCAGAAAGTCTGCCATGACCTGCAATGATGCCGTTGTCGCCATCTACAAGAATCGGGTTAGTCCACCCAAACTCTTTAATGCTTGCCGCTATCTGGGCAATTTGTTCATCAGAATGTGTCCGTGAGTTCCTAGCGTATGGAATCAATGAAGATACTGAACGCCATTCTAATTTACGATTTTTTGTCATGTTGTATCACTCCCTTTCGGGTTGGTGAAGTTAAAAGGCTAGTTTATACCACTAGCCAAGGTTTTATTTCATCCTACCCATTTTCTTGGCAGCTTCACCAATCGCAATAGCAATGGCTTGCTTGGGATTCTTAACGACCTTGCCGCCTTTGCCAGAGTGCAGAGTACCTTCTTTGTACTCACCCATCACCTTGCCAACTTTTTTCTGACCAGCTTTTGTCATTTTCATGTTGTTCACCATTTAACCTTGTTAGCTTTATATACTTGAAGTCTTGCTATTACCAAATCAATATCATCACCAAGTTTACCAAGAGCAGCGTTACATTGAACGCATAAAGCCCCACGATATATACCTGTTTCGTGGCAATGGTCTAGACATTTTTTTGATTTAGAAAAATCACATCCACAAATACCACAATGAATTTCGTTATTGAAATTTTCAATTTCTTTGTCTGAAATAATTGCACCACGAAAAGCCCAATGATGTTTTTTTGAAATACCTGACTTCCATCTAAGTGCATTGTATTGTGTTTTTACATTGTCTTTATTTGCATGAAAACAAGACGCACAATATTCAGTAACTGTATGTTTCCGAACAATTTTTCCGCATGATTTGCAGTTTGATTTTTCAGTAACTACCATTTGATTTTGTTACTCCACCAAGCTGCAGACATTTTTCCTTTTTCAATATTTTTCTGATGACGAGCCTTGAACGCTTCGTTACGCTTCGTGCCATCAGGTGAGCCTTTAGCCCCTTGTTGACCAAAACGAATCAACTTCACATCATCACCAGACTTCGCTAACACAGCGTGAGACTTGGTAGGATGGTTAGGAGTAGCTTTGGGCTTGTTATAGCCAGAAAACTGCTCTGAGCCTCGTTTAATCATTTCTTCTTAGCAGTCTTAGCCGCTTGCTTGAACGCATCCGCAGTAGGTGCGCCTTTTGAGCCAACCTTACGCATACGCTCTGGAGTTTTTCCAGCAGCCTTTTGAGCCTCGATACGCTTCTTTTTTGCAGCGATATTAGCGTACAAACCCATCATTTTTTAGGCTTCTTTGCTTTGTTCTTTGCAGTTCTTTCGCCACGCACAGGCATGGGTTTAGTCTTCTTCTGCATAAGTTTCTGCATCATCTCCAACGCTTGCTGATTTGTCGTTCCCATCATATTTTTCCTCGGTTATTGGCCCACCTGCAATCCATGCCTCACAAGTTCTCTTGGAAGCACACTTAAAGTCGAAAACCTCACAGTAACCTAAGTCACCAGCGTCAATGACTTCCCAAGCATCCATTTCCTCGCCATTCATCTCTAAGCCTGTTTCGATACACGACAGCATCTTAGGGGTTTGAATGAAAGCAGCACAGTTACCGCAACGAGACTTTTTAGCTTGGTCTGGTGAGTTTCTCCATGTCTTAGAGATTTCACGCCAGTAATCCATGTTGGCTTCGTTGGGATTCATTGGGCCGTAGTTAGCTTTGTCGATAGCCTTTTGACGATTCTCAAGATTGACCTCTACGTCACCTGTCGCAATAGGACAAGCCTCGCCACTTTTCTCTTGGCTTTTAATTTCAATCTCAATCTTTACGGATGGCTCTAATAGTCCAGACATAGGTGTCCTCATGGAGTTTGTTCATTATCCCACAAAAAAAAGAGCGTGTATAGACGCTCTTAAAACTCAATGGCAACTGAGCGCCTCTATCCTAACAACTTTCTCAGGGTTTCGTTTAAAACAGTCATTTCCGTTTCC